TTATTAGTTTAGATCAGGTACGTGTAAAGCAATTTCTGCTGACCAAATTAATATGTATATAATAGCCATACACAATAACCAAATAGCCAAGTTTTTACCGTCACGCATCTTAATCTCCTACGCTAGCAGCCGCACTCTTTGCAATTAGGTTTACAGTCTTTGCAGTTGCACGGATCGCATTTACAGTTGGGATTATTACACATAATTTTCTCCTTGTCAAGTATTTATTTGCCTTGTCCACGATATCTTTTCCATGCCCTTCGAATTCCTTTATTCTTGGGACGGCTATATCCGCTGTTTCCTATACTAGTCCTTTTACGGAATCTTGTTCTTTTTTGTATTTTAATTTGTGCCATTTTTTCCTTTATGCTGCATATGATGTGCCTGATCCTGATATGATTACACCACTACCTACAAAGGGTTGTATACCTTTAGCACCCGAATGATCAAGCGGACAAGTTCCAAATGTGCTGTCGCCTATCCTAGCAACAGGAATTCCGTCTGCATTTGTTGTTCCTGAACCTGACGTAATAGTAGCGACATAAGGTCCTGCAACTGAATCACCTACCCTAGCAACAGGTATACCATCTGCAAATGTCGTTCCAGAACCGGACACAATAGTGCTTACATGACCACAACCTGGTAGTACTGAATCTCCTACTCTAGCTATTGCTGGCATAAGTCACATCGCATTCTTTTTGTCTTGGATTTCTTTTCGGCGATCTTTTGTTAATTTGCCTAGATCGCCTAGGGCTTTCCTTGCCCTTGCTGCGGCTGCTTTTACGCCCTTGTCATCAAATGTAGCTGTTTCTGCCATATATGCTGTATAAGCATGTACTATTTGTTCATGTAATGTCATTTTATACTCCTAAACTTATTCCTGTTGTTGATTGTAAGTAATGATCTGCAACTTCTTTGTGACTTTTTGCAGTAATTACTATTTGGTTTTTACTTACGGTTAAATCCTTTTCTGGATCAACGGTCAGCATAAAAGGTAGCATTGCTAAACCTTTTTCAGACATTATTGCTGATAGTGGTTGTTTTAATTTTATTGTTTTGTCATTATCATCTAATAATTTTCCGACTATTTCTTCTCCAGATGAAAGTCGAACTGACACAACATCGCCTGTTGCATACGGTGCTTCTATTAACATTTTTTCCTTAATGCATAATGTTTTTATAATTCATAGTTTCTACGTAGGTGATCATTTGATCACATCCTCCTACATTTTTACCATCAATGGTAATTTGTGGAAAAGTTTTTGCTCCTGGAAACCATTCAAAAATTTCTTCTCTTGTAAAATCTTTGTCTAGTTGTTTGTATGTGTAATCTAAATTTCTAGTTTCACAAAAAGCTTTTGCTTGATGACATTTAGGACAAGAACTTTTTCCATAAATTTCAATCATAATGAAAATCCTTTTAATAAATCTTTGTTGACATCTTGTTTAATACCACCGATTATATATGATTCTACTTCTGTCTCCTGAGGAGCTACTTGTAAACCTGAACTGCTCAACCAATGTGTAGTCCATGGTAGAGGGTTAGTATTTACTGGTTGTTCAAATATAGTTTCAAAACCAAGTGCTTTTAACCGCCTGTTTGCAATATATTCTACGTATTGGTCTAATAGCGTTTTATTTAGTCCAATCATCGATCCATCCTTAAATAAATATTCTGCCCATGCTTTTTCTTCGTTTACGCATTCTCGCCAAATATCATATACTTCTTCTTCGCATTCTTTTGCTGCCTGTTGCATAGCAGGATCATCTTTGCCTTGCATCCATAGTTTTAAAATATGTGTGCTAATTGCTAAATGCTGTGCTTCGTCACGTGCAATTAACGAGATAATTTTTGCAGAGCCTTCCATTAATTTTAATTCACCAAATCCGAACGTACATGCAAATGAAACATAAAATCTTAGGCCCTCAAGGATATTTACAGTCATCATTGCAAGGAAAAGTTTTTTGTTGAGGATTTTTTTATCAATTGACCGATCGTGTGTATATTGTTGTGCAAGTTTCATAAATTCATCGTAGTACTTTGTGACACTGTTTGCACGATTAATAATCATTTCGTCGTCTAGTATTGTATCAAATACTTCCTCTGGATTTGCATACACGTTTTTCATAATATGTGTGTAAGATCGACTGTGGATAGTTTCAAAGAAATCCCATGTAACAATACATCCTTCTAATTCAGGCAGTGACACATATGGAAGGAAAGCTAGGCAAGGGCCCCTGCCCTGTACGCTGTCAAGTAAAGTTTGATATTTAAGATTAGCAGTAAAAATATGTTTTTGCTCAGGACGAAAATTTTGGTAATCGGCCCTATCTTTTTGGAGACTTACTTCTTCTGGTCTCCAAAAATAACCAAGCATTGTTTGATTCAATTTATCAAATTGAGGAAACTTAAAAGTATCATACCTTTGGACATTTTGATCAGCACCAAAAAACATATGTTGCTTGCTAAAATCGACTTTATCTCTATTAAAAACAGTTTTCATTTTTTTCCTTTCAAATTGCACATGCCTCACACTCCTCGTCTGGTACCGTAGTCGTAGGAGCTATTGGTTCTTCTATTTTTTCTTCAACATCATTTGGATCAATTTTAAAATCATATGTATTTTGATAATAACTTGTTTTCCATCCGAGCTTGTAAGTTGTAATTAAATCTTTAATCATTACGCTCATTGGCACTTCGTTGTTTGGATAGTGGGTAGGATTATAACTCCAATTTCCACTGATTGCCTGATCAAAGAATTTTTGCATCACCGCTACGATATTTATGTAGCCTTGGTTGTCTGGCATATCCCACAACAGTGTGTAATATCCTTTTAGACTTTGATATTGTGGAACTATTTGTTTTAGGGGCCCTTTTTTACTTTTCTTAACTGATAGGAAGCCTCTTGGAGGTTCAATACCATTTGTTGCATTTGATACGACTGAGCTGCTTTCGCTTGGCATTTGTGCAGATAATGTACTGTGCCGTAACCCCCATATTTCTATTTGTTTTCGTAAATCATCCCAATCCATTTTCAGTTCATTAGGAACAATAGTATCTACATCATTTTTATAGGTGTCAATTGGTAGTATTCCTTTTGCATATTTTGTTTTCTTATAGCCATCGCACACACCTTTTTCTTGTGCAATCCTATTGCTAGCTTTTAAAAGATAGTATTGGAATGCTTCAGTTAACTCATGTACTAAAACAGCAGCCTGCGGATCGCTATAAGTTACTTTATTTTTTGCTAGGTAATGTGCAAGCCCAATATAGCCTATACCTAGTGACCTGCGAGCCCTTGTTCCAATTTCTGCTGCTTGTACCGGATATTTTTGATAGTCAATAATTTCTTCTAAGCCTCTAACTGCCAAATCGCACAAATCCTCTAAATCGCCAAGATCTTTCACAATACCAACGTTGATTGCACTCAAAATACATAAGGCAATCTCTCCGTCGCGATCATCAATATGCTGCAGTGGTTTAGTAGGTAGTGTAATCTCCTGGCATAGATTCGACATGTAGACAGTGTCGGTAAAACTGCTGTGGGTGTTGCAATGATCTACATTCATTATATAAATTCTACCAGTTTCTGCCCTTTCTTTAATCAGCGCACTAAACAGATCCATCGCATCAATCTTTTTCTTTTTAATACTAGTTGCCCTCTCGTACTTTTCATAAAGTTCTTTGAATTGATCTGCATCGTTAAAAAACGCATCATAAAGATCTGGTACATCGTGCGGAGAAAACAATGTAATATGTTCTCCTGCTAATAGTCTTTCATACATTGTTTTATTAAGTTGGATAGAATAATCTAGCTTCCTAACTCTGTTGTCTTCTGTGCCTTTATTATTTTTTAGAACAAGGATGTCTTCAATTTCTTGGTGCCATAAAGGAAAATGCACAGTGGCACTACCACCACGTACACCATTTTGTGTGCAGCATCTAACAGTAGCCTCAAACTTTTTTAGAAACGGCACTACACCAGTATGGGCAACCTCACCACCTCTAATTTTACTGTTCACGCCCCGAATCCTTCCAGCGTTAATCCCAATGCCTGCACGTTGTGCAATATACTTTCCAATTGCCATATCACTAGAAAAAATACTGTCGAGTGTATCGTCACTATCAACAAGCACACAACTTGCAAATTGTCGAACTGGCGTTCTCACACCGGCCATAACTGGAGTAGGAATGTTAATTTTAAATAATGACAGCGCATCGTAATAACGTTTTATATAGTGCATCCTTATCTCTGGTGGATATTTTGCAAAAAGGGTCGCAGAGATTAAAATGTACATATATTGTGGAGATTCAAAAATAATACCCGTTGAACGATCTTGACAGAGATACTTGTCAGCAATTTGACGTAAACCTGCGTATGTAAAATTTTCATCTCTTTTATGATTAATATAAGAATTTAATTTGTTAAACTCTTCCTCTGTATAAAAAAGTAAGATATCCTTGTCATAAACACCTCTCTCTACATTATTTTTTACAATGTCATATAAAGGAATAACATCATAAGAACCAAACAATTCTTTGTACATTCCATAAAGCAATAATCTGGCTGCTGCATATTGATAATTAGGGTGATCTAATGATATTAGATCATCTGCACTGCGTATTAAAATGTCTTGTATTTCTTTTGTGGTCATTCCATCATAAAATTGTAAATTAGCATTCATTTCTATTTGACTGCTACTGACTCCTGCAAGACCTTCACATGCGAATTCAACAACCTTATGTATCTTATCAATATTTAAATGTTCTTTGTGTCCTTTACGTTTAATAATATTGATAGGGT